GTCGGTTCGTGTACTGACTGACGGAGAAGGGTGGATGGACCTCTAAAGGTCTAAACCCCTGATACTGATTATCATCAGCATAAGACTGAGGGCGGCCAACTGACTCTGAGAAATATCTCAGAAGCATTGACCATCCACTCATCGTATGATTAACTGATGGGGACTTGAGGTCATAGACACGGTACTCGAACTTTTGCAAGTTCTTGTTCCAACGTCTAGACTTGGGTCTTGCGGTATCCGGTACATCTCTAAGACTTGGACATGCGAGATGCATGTCCTCGTCTGGAATAGAGCCGTACAAACGGTTTAGTTCCCCTACGATAAAATCGTAGGTCGAGTAGTACTGCTTATCATAAAATGAATTAGCATAGCTAATCCATGATGAATAAGCTTCAGGACTGGGTGTGGATGACCAGACCGTTCGCAAGCGAACGGGAGTGACGTTGACGTCTTTGAAGGCGTCCATGCCACATGATTCTCTAAAGAATCCACTGGTACAGCTCTTGTCACGGTTTACTTTTAAACCAAATGACTCGAGTTGATTTATCGCGTTCAAGGCATTAGCCTTTGTAACGATAACATCATCACCATACACTAATATACTCTCACGAGTATATGCATCGGGAGCACTAGCCGTGAGGATAGCCCAAATAGTAAGCGCCAATATCGGGAAGCATAAACAGCTTCCCATTGGAGCGAACTTATTAAGCTTGATTACCTCACCATCTGGTAGCTCGGTCGCTGAACTCCTACATGCCTCAAGGTACGTATATACGTGACTTGGGAACAGTAGGCGAACTAGATCAAGGTGTACACGATCGCTTGCCTCATTGAGGTCAAGCGTCACGTGCCTGCCGGTGAGAGACCCGAGAAGGGCTCCCATTCGGTTAGGTCCTTGATCAGTAAAGAATACATTCCATCTTGTGAGGGGATGTTTCTCCACTAACTCAACAATGGCCCTGCCTAATCCCTGTTGTACCCATTGATAATCAACAGGCTCACAAGAGATTAGCCTAGGGCCGCGTGAATCTTTCGGCACGAGTATAACTCGCGCTGGAAGATCTTCATCTCGAATCATACTAAATGAGTCGAGATCGTCACAAACATGACTCAAAGATGAATAAAAATATTCATCCAAGGGATAGTGTTTAGTGATGTTCGCCGAGACATTAGACCATTGGTACTTTCCCCAGAGCTTTTGCTTTGTAGCAACCGCTCCGGGGCCGTGCCTAGGGTATATGTCTTTCGGGTCAAAAGAGGAAAAGAGCCTTGATAAAAGGATCTTAGCCTCCCGCAGAACGTCTACTGTCGCAATTGAGCTAAAAGCTTTTTTACGGCGAGTAGAAGTAATAAGTTCAAGGCTTTCTTCAAGTTCTTTGAAGAAGGTTGAACGAGTCGATAGATCGTCCTCGGTTTCTTTAAACTTCTGGACGACTTGTTGTTCTTGTTCATCGGTATATGGCAGTTCGTACTTGTAATATACAAGACAAATCTGCCGTATTACGCTGATGCTTATTGCACACGGACTCGGAAGGAGTGTTCCGTCTGGTTGGTAGATTAATTTGAAGAATTCACCGAGAAATCTCGGAAATTCACAACCGGGGTAGGCCGCAAAGCCTAACTCAGTTGCGTTCATTTTAATCGTTCCCCCAAGACACTTATCAAGTGTCTTGGCCAGCCGGGGCAAGGTTTTCGTAAGAAAACCTAATCCTTCCGTGCGTATGCGCCTCTCAACGACTTGCGTCGTTAAGCGGTGACTACGAGTGTTGAACACCAATCCATGGCGTTTATGAACGTCATGAAGCAGTGCAGCGATGAGTTTACTATCATCTAAGCTCTTCCTAGGTGCCATAAGGCCTCCTATCTTAGAGCATGCACACGCGTCATGATTACATGAAACCCCATTGTCCTTAGAACATAACTACTATGGCTAATAATAGTCAAGTCCCAATCACCCTCATCACAAACAGAGAACGTCTCATACGAGCGCCCGCAAGGACGATCGTAATTAACGGATTCTGCTATGATGACGGCACAGGCCGCTTCGACATAAGTCGTGTCCCAGGTACAGGAATTGATGACTACGTACGTAGATTCCATGTCCTCATTTCTTTGCGAAGAAATCGCCAAGATAAAGAGGTTTTGGTTTCATACGGTGTCGTAGCACCAGACCCTGCGCCAGGTTACTTCTACTGTCGAGATGCCGAATAATGGAGTAGCTATGCCCCTTACGGGGCATGGCTAGGACTTCTCTAACAGATTGGCAGGCTAAAGCCCACCAGTCAGTAGAGCGTTCGCACCGTTCCCAGTGCCATCGTATAAGATAGTCGTATTTGCACCAAGAGAGGCGCAAAACGACAATACTTCGGCGATGACATTGGTTGGTTCCGTCCCAGCCGTAATGGCACCCACAGGGGTGTCCAAAACGAGATAGGCCGAAACCACAACAGGAGTGACAGAGTCAACTGTAGAAACGATAGTTTTATCGATTCGAACAACTGACCGACGTCGCTTTCCGAGCCCCGAACCACTTTCCTGGTGAGAAATCGCCAGTCGGTGGGATAGGGCAGGGCTTTCGCCAACCTTGGCGAAAACTGTTGAGCGATCTGCGATCGAAAGGCGCGTGAATTCAACTTCCGTGCCAGCCGAGTCCTTAACTTCATTTGTATTGAGCGTGTTTGTTAGCATGCTTGTTGTTGTTTAAAACGCCCCGTAGACCTTCGTATAGACGAAGGGCGGAGCCCCATTGGCTTAGGAATTAAAACTTCCTAAGACGATTGCGGTTCTTACGTCGGCGGGTAACCACCAACGCAGCACCTAGACTCACCTCAGTAGGATTGAGCCCGCTCGATGTCATCGAGCTAGTACTCGGTAGCCCTACGGCGCGGCGATAGCTGCGCTCTAGGACTAACGGGCAAGGTGCTACTTGGACAGGCACAGAGAGAGAGGATCCCGGATACAGAGGGCGATGTTCTCGCCATGTAGTCGTTCTCCTAACTCGAGTGACTGACCAGCAGTACCTACGTATGTTAACCCGCGGTTCCAAGTTATGCACTTTGAGGCCATCGAGCCATCGGCCTACGCCGACGACCCAATCGACCACAAAGGACCAGGGAATGGCATTCCAGATGATAGCGGGGTTAAGATTAACCCCAAAAGCATCTAGATGACCAAGCAACTGTGCATGCACAGTCTGGTATGCAGAAAACAAGTAGTTATACTGCATCTCAACATGGAATTTGGTAGGAACCGTATCAGTGGTGCGACGAATAACGTAGTAAGAGAGCCCTCCTCTCCCGTAAACGGGGTCGAAGGGATCCGAACTACGAGTCTTCGTATCATCATCTGATTCAGTTATCGAAGTCGACCAATGTGTCGTCTTCGGTCTACCCGCGCCTGCAATTAAGGCATTTATACGCCTTTCTGCAGAGGACAATGCGGCATGAACACCGGAAATGTCCGATAACAGCGGCAGAATGTTAAACTTCGCTTGAAGATAACCGTCTGCCGATGACTTGAGTATGTAACGAAGACGTTCGTAGACTCCATTGTATATACGATAGAGTCCCGTTTCGATCTTCTTTAGCGTACTGGGAAGAGACTTAAAGTCCTTTAACTCTATAAGAGAGTTAACGGCTGAAAGCTCAGCTTTGACTACTGGCCAGATATAGCTCATCGCTCTATCTTCCAGTTGGGCAAGGCCGACGGGGGGTGGTATAAAACCACCATCCCCTCGCTTCTCATAATGCGCATGCAGGCCCTCTAAAGGGAAACCTCCTGCCTCATACCCAAACAGATTGACACGTACTGGTGCAAAGACTTGTTGAGTCAATGCAAACCTACCGTTGTTAAAGACCGATTTCTCGAAATGTGGACTCCCTAAAGGAGGACACTGATCGTAGACCGGTAAGGCAACGCCAGAAGGCTTGTCTCTACGAACCAAATAATGTTCGTAAGAGTTCCAAACCTTTCTGTTTCCACTATTCGGAGTGTGTTCTTCGCTTTCAATCCTGAATTCAGGATAGTCAGCGGAGCCCCCATACCGATTCCCGTAGGAATAACCTTCGGGATGGTAGATGCTAGGTATATCCAAATCACCCTGGGAACACGTAAAAACCGTGGTCTCAGAGTCAGATGGAACAGTAACATGTCTGTCTTCTGTTTTCATACGCTGGATT